CCGCATTTGGTCAATAGCGGTTTGTTGGTAGGGTCTAAGTGTGGTCACTTGTAGTTACTTTGAGTTTAGATGAAGTGACTACCAAAATCTGCGTTTTTGATAGCGTGAAGGGGGTTGTAGTCAGTGTAGTCACTTTAGTTACTACTTTCTTTAGAGTATATATTATACATACACACACACACACACACATGCACATATAAGCCCCTAAAGAAAAAACGCATTTTAAGTGACTAAGTGACTACACTAAAACGGATGTCGCTTATTATCAACCTTTTGTGCGTAGTCACTTTTATCGGCATTTTTCACCAAAAAGTAGCACGGAAGAAAATTCCGCTCCCGTCGTGTCATTTTCTTACAGCCAAGGGACTTTAGGACCGCTCCAAGTTTGTGCGAACTGATGTGCTGCTTGGTGCAGGTTTCGATGAGGTCTTTGATTTCGGTATTGCTCATCCACTTGCCGTAGGGGTCGCTATAATCCATTGGGATGGTAAACAGGTTTAGGAGCATTTCTTTCTCGATAGCCGGCTGCACGTTGTGCATGGTGTGATTGTTCAGCATCTTGATTTCGGCCTTGGATAGTTGCCAGGCATCGGCTCCGTTCAATTTAAAGGAGTGTAGGGCTTCAATGAACAGGTCCGTCTTGTCGATGGCTGCATAGGCATCCCAGTCAATCTCGCTGATTACAATGGGCAGGATCCTACGGTTACCCGTTGGGTCGTTGATGACTTCCTCGTCGTTGCTTGTACCGCAAAGGACCGCATACCGGTTCAATTCCTCATGGACCCGACCGTAGGGCTTGCGGATGCTAAAGGTCTGCTTGGAGGACAGTTCCTTGAGTTTCTTGGCTTCCTGCTTGGATTTGCCACCGAACTCGTCATCGCAAAGGATGATCTTCTTGCACATGAGAATCTCATCGTCCTTGCCGGCATCCAGTTTGGATTCCCCGTAATAGGCCCGAAGTTCATCGGGCAGCAGGTTACGAAAGAAGTTGGTCTTGCCGATGCCTTGGTCGCCACAAAGGACCAGTATTGAAAGAGAGTATTCCCCGTGCATACTTGCGATGACCGAGCAGAGCCATTTGGTGATGCAGAGTTGCACAAACGTATGATCCTGGTTGGTTGTTCGGATGGTATTGGTCAGGGCCTCGATGCACCCGGTAGGATTGCGATGACCGTGCCGGGCAAAGAACTGGGTGAATGGATTGTAGGTCGGTGTGAAGTCCGAATCCACTATGGCCCCGACCAGTTGCATGTTGACTTCCTTCTTGCCAAAGGCTTCGAGGCAGTCAACGTAAATGTTGTTCAGGTCCACGTCGGTAATGGGTTGGCCTTTGTATTCAATGCAACGGGTTACTGCATTGCGTTTTAGGTCGAATGAACGCAAGAAAGCCTTTATCTGCTTGATTGGTGTGTCCTCGGTATCAGCGGATTTCAGTTCCGTTGTATCAAGAGCCATCGTGTTGGCGACGATTTCTTCAAGGCCATCGATGTCGATGTTGTCTATCTCCCGAAGTACACGGACCGCTGCTTCGGTTGCTGCGTTGATGTCTTTGGGACCGCCATTGGTCCCGACACGCATGCGGTGGGACTTGGTTGTGGACACGATGTGCTTGGTGGTCTTGGTTTGAATCTCTACCCCTGCATTCTTGGCAAGCCACATGAAGGAAGCAAAGGATACTTGATTCTGCTTGGAGTTGCAAAGTTGCTTGTACTTTTTGTCGCAGGCTTCCGGGTTGTACTTGGGGGACATAGCACTAACTCGGTGGAACAGGTCTGCACCTGGCTCGTGGTATTTTGCAGCAATGGCAAAGCCAATCTTGACCCAATCGGCATAGGAATCCGTCAGGTCTAATCGCTTGGCTTCGATTTGTTGGAGAATGTGTTCGACATCGTGTTCACCGTGTGGGTAGAACTTTGGGGCTGGTGCAGCCTTGGCCTTGGGCAGATAGGTCTTGAATACCGGAACGGGTTTGTCGGTGATGAATGCGTCCGGGTCAAAACTCACGAACCGCAACCGGCTCACGTCTTTGCAAGCGGGATCCACGATGATGTGGTAACGGTCTGCAAGGCGTTTCTCCAAAGCATAGAAAGCGTCCAGGTGTCGGTCCGGCTCAATGCGGTAGTAGGCTGCATACCCTTGGCCCCCGGTGCTTTGGTGTAGGGCGTAGAGGTGTTCGTCCTGGCGGATTGCAAGTACGTCAACGCCTTCGTTGTCCTTGGCATCGATGTCGATGCAGATGATACCGGAATGCGTTTCGAGGCCTTCCTTGCCTTGCTTCTTGAACTTGCCGGAAGGAGTTACGGCTGAAAGCCTCCGTTTGGTTTCTTCGGTCTTGGCTTTGCGGTAGGCCATGACCTCCGTGTAGTAGATGCCGTCTTTGATGTCCTGGATGTACTGCACAAAGGGCATGTGGTCTTCGGGGACATTGTTTCGCACACCGCCATTGGTGGACGCTTTGAACATTGATATTTCTGCCATAGGATAAGAAAAAAAATACCCCGACTGATAGCAGCAGCCGGGGTAGGGGTTCAAGCATGACCCTTTATCGGTAGCATTACTTGGCTGCTATACAAGCAATGCGTCTATTGGTAAATGTATGTTGGGTGCAAATTTACCGCAACTTAGGGATTAAAACAAGGTCATAGCCATCCATTATTTCTGCAAACTCTTGCATTTTAATGTGCTTTTCATATTTCAATTCATTTTTTTCATTTACAAAATAGCGAGAAATCTGCCGTATTTTAATGACTGGACCTTCTTCATCCTTAGAAAGCTTCCAAATTTTTGCGATGTACTGCATAATTAAAAAGGCATATCACCGTCTTGGGGTGCAAAATTTCCACCGCTGGTCTGCTGCTGGATCGGCTCTACTTTACCGCTGATGAATCGCTTGCCGTTGGATTCCTTGACCCACCCGGAGAGGCGCATCTTGGTTCCATCGGGGAGAACCACGTCGCCTCGGTAGTCCGGGCGTTTCGGGTTGTCGCCCTTTTCGTTTACGAACAGGGTGAAGGTGTTGGGTTGGGGGGTGTAATTGCTCATGGTTGGGGGTTAAATTATAGGAATAATAAATAAAATAAAATCGGGGTTAATGTAAACGTCATCTTCTATTAAAAACTTATTAGGAATTTCATTATTGCCATCAATTGGGTCCCAATCATCAAAACCCTCATATGCATCAGTTGTAATTTTAATTACCCCATAAGAGTTTGATTTGGCAAAATGAATGTGTTTTAATAATGTGCGTCTATCTTCTTTGACTTTAAATCGCTGACCAGTTGTAACAACTATTTCATATAAGTCAGGTCTTCTTTCTTTTGTTTTGTTCATGGTTTTGGGGTTTAATGTTCTTGATTTTTGGATTTAATTGAGTAAGTGCAAAGGGTTCTCTCTACGACCTCTCCAGAGGCCCGTAAATCCCTTATGATTCGGTAGGTGGCCCCTTTGCTCGTTCCAAGAATATCTTGCAACTGAGAGGCTCTGAGAGGCTTCTGCGACAATAACCGCAAAGCCTTGATGGTATTTATTACTTGCTTCATCGGAAAGATACGGCTATGGACGCTTTGGTGGCCTTGGCGGTGCAGACTGGAACCTGCTCGCCTGTGGATTCGTCAAAGATAGCGGTCTTGCCTGCTTGCCGAAAGGCTATCTTGAGCAGTTCCTCCCTCGCTTTCATTTGTGCTTTGAGGTCGGCATACACTTCGTCTTCCTCGTAGTTCGGGGTCAGGCTCCCTTCCTTGAGGGTTATCTCCGCTCCGAAGGCTTGGAAGGTCTTGCCGTGCTTGGAGGCTTCGTCGGCTACGGTCTGCTCGGTGGCCTTGATAGTGGCTTCCAAAGCCTTGACGATGGCCTTTAACTTGATGTGGGCCTCCACCGGGTTGACCTCGCCATCATTAATTCGGTCGGTCAGTTGCTGGGCGATTTGGGCTATCTCTGCCTTGCAGATGTCAGCCTTTGGGATGGTAATTAGAGTCGGGTAGGTCATGGCTTGGACTTGAAAGTGTCAAAGATTTGGTTGCAATACTGCCCATAATGGATGCCGATGGCATTGGACAGGTCGATGCACTCGCCAAGGGTCAGTTGGATGCAAAGGGTTTTCTCGGTCAAGGCTTTGACCAAGTCAAGGCCAATAATGGGGAATTTCTCTTTGAACTCAAGGAGTTTCTTAAACTCGTCTGCGTTCATTTTTTCGAGTAGGTTCATGGCTTTGCAAGTTGGTTTTGGATGAATTGGATGCCTTTCTCAAAGCGTGCCGGGGTCATGTGATCGATGTCCTTCATGAACTTCGCCTGCTGCTCCTTTGGTAGTTTGTCAAGCAAGGCAAGGAAGTCGGCCTTAAGGGTTGCGGTGGTCAGTTCGTCGTAGGAAGGGACCAGTCCGAGTTTGTCGTTGAGGTCGCCAAGGTTCTGCTGGGCAATCGCCATCTGCACCTCGTTGGACGATGCGATGCTTGTTTCGATTCCGATTCCGATGCAGGCCAAGGCACGGCCCCAAGCGGATGTTTCGCAGTTCTCGACGTAGGAGGTCTTGTTAATCATACTGGAGGTACGGTCCTCGGAGGCGTGGCCCGTAGCACGGATGCGACCCTCGTTGTCCCGGATAACCGCACGGACGCAGCAGCGGTCGGGTTGCAGGTCAATGAGTTCGGATTCCAACGACCAGCCAGCGTAGGCCGATTCGTTGCGGAAGTACAGGAGGCGTTGGTTGACTTCGACGTAGTCCTTGCCCTTGATGTTGGTGGTTTTAAACTTGTGCATGGTTTTGAGGTTTAGTTGGTTAGGAGTGCGAAGATGAATCTGCCGAAGAAGGCGATGCCGAGGCAGGCGGTCAGCAGGATGTACCCCGTTGCGAGGGCTGCTTTGAGTTTGGCTTTGGTTTCGTGGTTCATGGTTTTGAGGTTTGAGGTTAGAGGGTGACAAAGTATTGGATTTCGTTGTTGCTTGATAGAGTTGCTTGAAATGATGACGGGGTAATGGTGAATGCTTTGTTTTTGGTCTTGACCGCTTTGCCATTGACTACCGGCATAATGTAAGGGTACTTACCGCTGACCAACCTACAATCATTTGCCTTGACACAAACAGGCTCGCCCGTAGGCAACTCTGCATCAAACAAGCAATAGCGTAAGCCATTTTCGCCTACCTCATCAACCGGAACACAATTATAGCCGTTGCGTGTACCTATAATGTCAATCGATGAGCCTTGCTCCCAACTGAAGGCGTTGGCTAAGGCTGCTGAACGCTTGGAGGCAATGTCAGCAAGGTGCTTTTGATATTGTGGTAGTGCCTCAATAGCATCCACATACCGGCCGCAGTTTTCGTGCATCCACAAGATATATTCAAAGTTCTTGTCAGCAACCTCGGCCAACGGTAGGCCAGCATACTTGCCAAACCAAACGATGTCAGTAGGACGCTGGTCTGCGCCTTCTTCGGAAAAACTCCTTGACTTGCCACGCAAATTCTCGTCAATTGGCACATTCGGGTACTTAGCCATAGCATCGGCCTTGTCAATTGCGACATTCTTTATGTAGTTAAATTGATGGTTAACCCGTGCAAGGTGGTGGTTACCATAAGCATCCGTAACGTAAACGGGACTCTCGGTTACATCCCAAAGGGTGTAGAACTGATGAGCAAATCCAAGTATAAGCATAGGTTTGAGGTTTGGTTTGTAAAGCAAAGATAATGCAGTATAATCCATTTTGTGCCACCTCGTAGCAAAAAAATTATTCATCCCCCGTTTTATTGCGATTTGGGGCTATTTCCATACATTTGTACAAACCTAACCCATGCCCGAATACCACTCTCTACGACCTGCCAAGGCCCTGACAAACGCCTTGGAAAGGCTCATGATAGCCATCGACAACGCTGACCTTGAAGGCAACCACGCCCTCCTGCTTGAATATCGGAAAGCCTGCGAGTTGTTGGGCTATGACCCGGCAATGGCTCAATGGCAGGGAACCAAGGAGGTCCACCTATCCAGCGGTCCCGATGTTGCCGACCCTGTTGCGGTCAACTACTTCCACAAACTAAACCCCGAAGAATGAGAACCATCACCCACCTCGTCGTCCATTGTACGGCTACCCCGAAGCATACGACCATCGCCTCAATCCGCAAGCATTGGAAGGAGGCCCTTGGATGGAAGTCCGTTGGCTACCATCGTATCATTGATTCGACTGGGAATTTAACGGTCTTGGCTCCTGATAGTGCCATCACCAACGGGGTGCAGGGACACAACGCTACGAGCCTTCACGTGAGTTATATCGGAGGCAAGGATAAAGATGACCGAACTATCGGGCAGCGTCAAGCGATTGCCGTGGTGCTGCTTGATTGGCTCAAGAAGTACCCTACCGCAAGGATATGCGGACACAGGGACTTTCCGGGTGTCGCCAAGGCTTGCCCCCAGTTCAATGCCGAGAAAGAGTACGGCTACCTATACCTGACCGCTGCCGGTTAGTACAACCTATCCGCAGGAGTGAAGGTGGCGTGGACTTGAAGTTCGGGACCCTTGTTGTCCTTGCTGGTATTCCGTGAGGTTTCCAGTTTCAACCAATAGCCTCCCAAAGGCTTCGGGCCTCTTCCTCGCTCAGTATGAAAGCCCATGTAGCCTCCGTCCCATTCTTCCTTGTAAGTAGCCGTACGAAGTTGGTGAATAGGTTTTTGAATGAGGGTTTTGGTTGAGCGGTCATAGCGGTGAATCATATTTTGATGGTAGTACAATTCGTGGACGTGGCCCATCCAAGTCAAGTCGTATCCTTCGGTCCCGGCAAGGAGCCTCTGGTCGTGAATTACTCCGCGGCTGACCGCGCCTCCCCCACTATGCCCATGAAAATAATGCACTACGAAGTTGACTCCACGGATTGTGTCGTGAAGCACTCGGATGTCAATGGTTCCTCCGTAACCCCCAACCTGAACCGCTGACCCTGTGGCGTAGTTGAGGGTGCTGGCGAAGCGTTGCAGGAGGTCTGTTTCGCCATGCTTGATGATAGCGGTTTCGTGGTTGCCGTAGCCTATCAACAAAATGTTTTTGGCGTAGGGGGCAAACCATTCCACCGAGGTGTCCACGATAGCGTCAAAGTAACGGTCGGTGTTGTGTTCGGGACGAATCAGGGACTTGTCTGCTCGACGGTCATATTTACCGCCCATGCAGCAGTAAGTGTCGCCATTGAGTATGATGGCGGCATTCCGCTTGACGGCTTCGTCTAAATGGTTTTTCAGCAAGCCTCTATCGCAATGGGGGTTGTCCCAATGCAGGTCGCTGACAAGTAAGAACTCCTGCCCCGATTGGCAGGTGACTTCGTGAATATTTCGGGTGTGCTTGGTGGCTGGTAGAATCATGAGAGGCTTTTAAGTTTGGCATTTTCGGCTTGGAGTAGATGGATGGTATGCTCCATTTCCTCAAGTCGTTGACGCAAACTTACTACCTCGTTACGAAGTTGTGTTAATTCCTTGTTTTGTGACTCGCTGGTAGCCTGCCACATAGCGAGGACCGCTTGGGCCTGCCTGACTTGCAGGGAGTCCGATTCGACACGGCCCTTGGTGAACCAAGCGACCGCTCCACCGACGATAGCTGCAACGCTCCCGACGATGGTGGTTTCTATCAGGTTCACTTCTTGACCTTTACTTTATCGATTGTCATCCAACCAACTGACAACAAGGTGATTAATGCACCAATAATCTCTTGCAAAGTTTCGGTGTCTAAGAGGCCCTTGGCGACGAGGGTTCCACCGATAAAGGTGAGAAGGTGGCGAAGTAAAGCGATGACTGCTGATTTCATAAAAGGGAGTTTTGGGGTTTCGGGGTTGCGTTTGCGGAAGATTCTCATAGCGATTTGTGTTGGTTGTAGTCCTCGGTGTACTGCTCGTCCCATCCGAGGAAGGAGTGAACTCCGCAGGGTTCGGGCCAAGTTTCGTACTGAATAGCATCTTCGGGAGCGTCGCCCTCCCAAAGGATGTCGTAGGCGATGAATCCATTTAAGACTCCGAGGTCAACGGGAGCGGTCGTGCCTGTGCATAGAGCCAGCACCTTGTCAGCGTCGGCCTGCTTGGGGAATGCGTACTTGCGAAAGGTAGCCATCGTTAGAGGGTTGTCAGCGATTGGAGTTCTGCGTTGGTTAACTTTGTGGTGTAGAGGGCAGCAGCACGGATGCGGTCGTTGAGGATAGTGCCATCACTTCTGCTTGAACCGATATTGACCTTTGTAAGTGTGCCAAATGTAAATGTTGCCGTTTGTTGGGCAGTTGCTGCAACACCATTGATATACATCAATGTTTCTCCCGATTTGTAGCCAATGGCGATTTTTAGAATAGTTGGTGCGGTATATGTTGCACTACTTCCTGCGGTGGTTGTTGCTGATTGCGTTGCGCTTATTCTGTCAAAGTAAATCTTGCCATCTGTGAATTTGTAAATGCCCAATAAATTTGAGGCCGTTCCATCGCTAATGGTCGCAAAAAATCCAACATTATTAAACGACCGAATATCCACCTCCGCATAAATCGTCCCCTCGGTCTGCCCGATGCAACCGCTGACTGCGCCTGTTACATTTATCACGTCTGCGTTGCGGGTTACCGCTGCGGTGGTTGTGGGGATGTAGGAGGTGGCCACCGAGCCTGTTTCAAGTTGTGCGCCCCATAGGTAGAAACCATCCGAACCATTGCCTGCGTATGCTGCACCGCCTCTTCCGTAAACATGAGCGGTAGTTCCTGCGGTAGAATCGTAAACCGTGCAACGATACCATCCATTGCCGTAATTCTCAATCCTTGCGGATGTTGTTGTTATGTTGCTGACGGTTCCGCTAACTAAATTAAATTCCGCTCTAACCGATGCCCCACGCAACCACAAACTTATGACCGATTCTTCGCCTGCTTTTGCAAACACGCTAAAAGTGTAGGCGGCACTTGCGATGCCTGAGCGATTAATATTATGAGCGACATTTCCGCTTGTTGCAATAATCTTGTCGGCATTTGTGGTTCCGTCGGGTGCAGTAAAAAGAGCCGTTGTTCCCGTTGAAACCGTCATTGCGCTTTTGCCCCACGCAGCGTTGTCAAATTCCTCGGAGTATGACAACGCATTCGTCGCCGCAGGCTCCACGAGCAACGCAGGACACCCCGTCACGCCGCCGCTGGTGTAGTAGTCCAAGCGGGGGATGCCCGATGCAACGGATGCAACCAAGCCCGCAGAATCAAACCGCCGTGCCGCCGTGTTGCGGGTAACGGTGAAGTCCCCTGCCCCGCTGGTTGGGATTTGGGAGTATAGTTTCCCCGTCTTGAATCGTGCAGGTACTAAAATCAGCGAAGGTGTCGGCATTGTTAGAAGTTGAAGATTGCAGCGAATCGGACGAACAGGCAACCATTCACGGCAGCCTCGGCAGCGGTTGCTCCGTCAGCCGTAGCCCTTGCATTAAAAGCACCCCAAACACCGGCAGCAAGTCCACCGATGAGCATATTGGTCGGGTAGCCGTAGCCGTAACCTATCAGCATTACAGGAATGTGTAACCGATGACGGAACCTGCGCTTGGAGTTACCGCAGTAATCTTGCCTCCGTTGCGACCGCTGATAACGATGCCAGCGGAAACGGATTTGCCCGATAAGTTGTAAGGAGTCAGGAGGTTTTCGCCACCAGTTCCCGTTAAGACCGTGAAAGTAGCAGCAGCATTGACGACTACGAAGTCGTAAACTTTACCGCTTACGGCTCCGTCAACGAACTCCATCGTACCGCCCTGACCGAGCATTTGTTGCAATATGGGTGTAGGCATTTTTTAGCGTTTAATTGTAAATGTCTTTTAGGTTGGAATTTCACAAACTGAATGGCCGTAAGGGATTTCAAAAGTCATCGTCGCCTGCCACCCAGCCGTGCGGTCATCCCGGCTCTCCACGAACCTCGTAAGCGATACGCTGGACGAAAGGGTCCAGTCCTCGTTCGGGTCGTTTGTGAGCGACGATATGAAGTCCTGTGCGATTTGTAACTGGTCGCTTAGGACCTCGTCCTCGTTATCCTGCCAACCCAGCGTAGGGCTGCCTGAAACCACTCCGCCCATCGGCTTAATGGACTCAACACGGTCAGAAAAGTAAACCCCAACCACCAAGTCCAAAGTGCCAGCGTCAGTACTTGCAGACTGAACGTCCGCAAAAACGAGCGGATAGACGATTCGCTCACGGCTTGGGGTTCGCAGGTTGATGGTGTTGTCCGTGCCTACCGCAAGAGGGTCGCCCGTCCCGAAGGAGTTTACTTGCGGATGGTTGTTGGCAAGGTCCAGCAGGGCTTGCTTGATTTTTATCCAAGACATAGTTTTGCAGTTTCAGTATGTTCTTCTTGTGTGCGCCCATCGTTAGCAGTCATTACACGCCCCGAATTGACCGTAGGGATAGGGGTAGTCCAAATTGCTGATTCCCATCCTCCTGTTGCGGTCCAAGACCATCCCGGTGCGGTAGTTGGTGGCGTTCGGGTATATCGTATCCAAAGCAGAAGGAGGCGAGTTCCAGAGCGGATAAGAATTGCGGTTCTCCATCAAGTACCGGGTAATGCGCTCGGAATACCACTCGGCATCGTTCTTGACCTTATCCGTCAGCCGGGTAATCTCTTCCATGCTCATTTGGGAGGATTCCTCGCTCGTTCTGCGAACCATCCCCTTGTTCATGTACTTGAACGCTAAGACCATGGGCAACTCGTAGTAAAGCCATTGAATCATCGCAGGCTGGATGTAATCTTCCAGCAGCGTTTGGTTGAGTGCAGACGTTGAACCGCTGACGACCTGCGTAACCAGTTCCCCGTACAACGGAGAGCCAACGATGGGCTGAATCCGCATCTCTTGAACCTTAATGACCGTAGGCCGTATCTGCGTGTAACTGACGTTCTCGTTGATGATGCTATTGTCGAGTAGCGTTTCTTCGCTTATAAAGAGTGCCTTCATGCCTTGCTGATTTTATTGCCTTTACGGATGACCAACTGCTGCTCCCATACATGGCGACATTGGGGGCGATTCACTCCGCTCGGTGTGTGATACCAACCGCCCCTCCTGTTCCAAACCGAGTAGCCCATTATCGCAGAAATCCCGTCGATGTCCTCCCTCGTGTAAACCTTGCCCTGCCCGGCCAAGTCAAGCATAACCTTGCAGAACTCACGGCTGGAGCCTTTGTCCTTGTTGCTGAAACCTGTCGCCCATGCGTATTTGTAGCGGACCTCAAGTACAGGCTCGGCAACTTCCTTCACGTTCTTGGGCAGGTTCTGCTCGGCTATCTTGTCCACGGCTCTGCTGATTGGGTAGCGGTCCTTGGTTATCAAGTAGGCGACTCGCTTGGCAACCTTGGCTTTGCTGACCCCAAATTCCTTTGCCATTTCTTCAACGCTTGCGTCCCGGTTCTTCTTGCGATACGCCTCAATCTTCTTGTCCAGTTCCTTTTCTTCCTCGCCCAGTTCGGCAAAGGCTAAACGGATGTTTTCTTCGATGTTGGCATCGAACCGCATCGGCTTGGAGTGCATCACATGGTAATCGTCTGCATGGCATCCGAACTTGCTTGCAACCACTTCCAAGACCTTAAATTCTTCTTCGCCCCATCCGTAGTCCTCGTCGTCTTCTTCGCCCCAAGTCGGTTCGCTGAACTCTTGGGCCTGCACTCCCAGCATCGTGTCAATCTCTTGGGCTGATAGACCGAAGCCGGCTGACAACATGGTACGAGCCATTTCCAGCGTGATTTTCTCCTGCATATACTGACGCACGATACGCATCAGGTTTTGGTACTCACGGCCCGATAACTTCTTGATGTTGTCGTTGCTCTGCAATGCTTCCACGGCTTGCGGTTGCTCATCGGGTTGGGGATTAGGTCCAACCACGTCGGCAGGCTTTTCCAAAGGTTGCAGACCTGCCTTTTCCCGAAGTTCGTTTTGGGTCATTATCTGCAACAGGGCTTGCTCGCTTAGTCGCTCCGTGATAGGCTCCACGGGGATAAGTTCCATGCCTTCCACGCCATTAAAGGATCCCAAATAATTGATCATCCGCTCCACTTTGCGGACCCGGTCGTTGACGTAGGTGGCCTTGAACAACTCGTAAGCCTCGACCAATTCGTTGCGTCCACCCAATTGGCCCTCGGTCTTGACTCCGAATAGCATGGGGTTGGTTACACGGTGGGCAATGAATATCTCTTGCTGGATTGATTTGTTTAATACCTCGAACTGCTTATCCATATCGGACGGAGTGAGCGGTTCAAGTGTCGGGGCATTCGCTGCTTCATCGTTGAAGGTTACCACAAAGCGACCAGCGTTGTCCGTACCGCTGAACTTGCGTTTGATTTGACGCTCGATGTCGCCCTGTTCTTCGGGTGTCGGGATGCCGTTGTTGAAATTAATCAAGTATCCCCCCCAAAAGTTATTCCGGAGATTGTTGTTGTGGAAGTTCGCCACCTGTACGTCTGCCTCAATCCAAGCGTTCCCCCCGATGTATTCCGGAAGCGGGTAGTGCTTCACGCCTGCTGCATAGACCCGATAGTAGAACAACTGCTTTCCGAGGCGATTCTCCGGGTCGAATGCAGGAATCTTCTCGATGTCCCCGACCTTGGGGAACAACTGCATCATGTCGTCGTTGTACCAGTCAGCGACTTGGAACATCTTCTCCTCCTTGTCCACCCGAATCTTCTCAAACGGGACGTGCTCCATCTTGGCGATGGTCCCAAGTTTGGACCAAGTAACCGCAACCGCAAACCCGTTGAATAGCTCCAAGTCCAAGACCAGTTTCTCCGTGATGTCGTTCAAGTCCTCGGTGCTTGACATTCCATCGAAGAACTTGATGAATCGGGCCTGCTGCTCTACGGTCAAGTCATCCCCTGCCTGCCATCCACCGCCCATGATGTAGTTGACCTTGCCGTTGACGATAGCGTTGTGCTTGGACGACCTGCGATAGTTGTCCAGCAGGTAGTAGGGATATTCGTTCGCAAAGCCGTAGGTGATGTATTTGCCGGACCTGTTCTCCAGCATCACGGGGACCTTATGCTCTATCCCAAGCCATTGGGTGAAGTGCTGCGTTGACTTACTCATAGGGTATGAACTGT